AACAATAACTGGCGTAAGTGTGTCAGTTGTGGTAATGCAAGTAAGTCTACGTGGTGTTCATTTTGTTTGGAGGAAGAATAATGTTTACAGTAGAGTTTGAATCCGATGCAGCAGTTATCACTACGCTAGATCAGAACGACAACTTTGAAGATGTAGAGATGGTGATTGCCGACAATGGTATTGTATACATGAGACAGTACGATGAGAAGATGGATGACTATCAGATGTTATTCATGAGCTATCAACAGTTCACTGACATCGTTGCTTCTCATAGAAGACCAGAAGGTATGTACAAGATAGCTAAGGAGAAAGACCAATGATGGAGCTAGCACTAATAAGAACCCTTATGGACAAGGAGTTCTACGATAACAACAAGGGTATCCGATGCCCTGATGAGTTGTTCAGTAAGGATGTGCGTAAGATCAAGCAGACACTAGACTACGCTATGACTACGTATGAACGCAGCCTGACTACCTCTGAGCTTGAGGCTTTGTTCTTTGCTAACAACAGCACTATGACTACAGCAAACAAGCAAGTGTACAACGATCTGTTCAAGCGTGTATCCCGTGAAGAAACCATGAACAAAGAGATAGCTAGTGAGGTACTGTCTAAACTATTCCAACAGGTACTAGGTAACAAGCTGGCTAACATAGGGTTCGACTATGTTAATGGGTCACTGGATAGCCTTGAGCCTGTACGTAATCTATTGCAGACATATCAGGATGACTTCACACCTAACCTTAAGTTAGAGTTTGGTAACATTGAGATTGATCACCTACTCAAGGCCAATGACATTCAATCCCAATGGAAGTTCAACATCCCTAGCTTAGGTAGGAACGTTGAGGGTATCAGTGGTGGTCACCTGATCATCGTAGGGGCACGGCCCAACACAGGCAAGACATCCTTCCATGCGTCACTGATAGGTGCGCCGGGTGGCTTTGCTTCTCAGGGTGCTAAGTGCTTGGTGCTATGTAATGAGGAGGCATATGAACGGGTGGGCGCACGTTACCTAAGTGCAGCTACATCTCTGTCTATGGAGGAGGTCAAGGGTAACTACGCCTTAGCTGCGTCACGCTATGAGCCAGTGCGTAAGCAGATAGAACTGTATGATAGTACAGGTAAGGACATGGGATGGGTTGAGGCTATCATCAAGGCCTACAAGCCTGACATTGTAGTGTTGGATATGGGTGATAAGTTTGCCGTTAAGAACAGCGACAAGTCAGATGTCTATCTTAAGAACGCTGCTATCCATGCACGTAACATAGCTAAGCAGTACGACTGTGCTATCATATGGATGTCACAGCTATCAGCTGATGCAGAAGGTAAGATCAATGTAGACCAATCAATGCTAGAGGGTAGTAAGACAGGCAAGGCAGCAGAGGCTGACCTTATGGTACTGATCTCTAAGAACCCTGTGCTTGATGTATCCGATGATGATGCAGATGATTCACAAAGGTACTTGATCATTGCAAAGAATAAGCTTAAGGGTGGATGGCACGGTAAGATTACGTGCGAGTTAGATGGGGCTAGGGCACAGTACTTAGCATAGAGAGGAGCGACAATGGAATTAGTTCTTGATGTAGAGAATACTGTAACACATAGGGGTGGCAAGATGCACCTCGATCCTTTCGAGGAAACCAATAAGCTTGTGCAAGTAGGTGTACAGGAAGTTGTGTCAGGTAAGCAAGACATCTATAACTTTGATCACGTTGAAGCGCAAGACTATGATGGGTCACAGGCCAAGCTACTACAAACTAAGTTGGATGCAACTACCATGTTGATACTACACAATGCACAGCATGACATGCCGTGGCTATGGGAGAGTGGCTTCAAGTATAGTGGTGCTATATACGACACTATGCTAGCCGAATACGTCTTGATGCGGGGCAACCACATGGAGGTCACACCTACTGGTTCCTACAAGAAGAAGTCCATTAGCCTAGAGAACTGTGCACTACGCCGTAACCTAGACTTCCAGAAGGATGGCACACTCAAGGCCTACTTCAAGGAAGGGTTCAACACTAACGAGATACCTTTAGTGGAGCTTACGTATTACCTGCAGTGTGACCTGTCTTCCACTCGTGCATTGTATGTAGCATTGCAGGAGGACTACGCTAAGCCTGACTCAGAATCTCTTATCAACATACGTGACATAACATTCAAGGTATGCCTTAGCTTATCTCGTATGTATTCCTCTGGCCTCAAGGTAGACTTGAAGGCACTGGAATCTGTGCGTACTGAGTTCGAGACAGAGAAGGCTGAGATAGAGGGACGCCTACAGATAAAGGTTCGTAAGCTTATGGGTGATACTCCTATCAACCTCAACAGCCCTGAGCAGATGTCACAGGTTGTGTTCTCACGCAGCATGGTTAACAAGAAAGAGTGGGCTGGCCTGTTCGACTTCACTAAGACAGACAAGGAGTACAGGGATGCAGTGTTTGCTAACAGCACACAAGTCCGTAAAACTACAGCGTTTACCTGCCCTGACTGCAATGGTACAGGCAGTGTGTATCGTATCAAGAAGGATGGCACAAAGTTCTCACGCCCTAACAAGTGTAAGTCATGCGACTCACGGGGCTACCAGCTAAGGAAGTCCAATGAGTTAGCTGGGCTAGGCTTCATGCCACCCAATAAGAAGTGGGTCAGTGCCAATGGCTTTAGTACAGGTAAGGACAATCTATCTACACTCATGACCACAGCTAAGGCTAACAACATGGGCAGTGCATTAGATTTCCTTAAGGATCTCAAACGCCTGTCAGCTATCTCAAGCTATCTTGCAGCATTCGTTGAGGGTATATCCGTATACACAAAGAAGGATGGGTTCCTTCACGTAGGCCTGACCCAGCACATCACTAGCACAGGCAGGTTCTCTGGACGTAACCCTAACATGCAGAACATGCCACGAGGCGGTACGTTCCCAGTAAAGAAGGTGTTCATATCTAGATGGGAGGGTGGGCACATCATGGAGGCTGACTTCGCTCAACTTGAATTTCGTGTTGCAGCATTCCTATCTCAGGATGCATTGGCTATTGCAGAGATTGCATCAGGCTTTGATGTACACAGCTACACAGCTAAGGTTATCAGTGATGCAGGGCAGGCAACAACTAGACAGGAAGCTAAGGAGCACACCTTCGCTCCCCTGTTCGGCGCTACAGGTTATGGCCGTACACCCTCAGAGGCAGCGTACTATCATCACTTCATAGAGAAGTATGAGGGCATTGCAGCGTGGCATAAGAGGCTAGGCAATGAGGCTATACGGTATCAGAAGATTACTAACGTGGGTGGTAGGCAGTATGCTTTCCCCAATACAGAGAGGAGGCCCAATGGGTTACCCACAAACTTTACTATGATAAAAAACTATCCAGTGCAGGGGTTTGCAACAGGAGATGTAGTACCTGTTGTGTTGGTGGAGTTAGAGAGTAGGCTAATGCCTATGCGTTCTACTCTGGTCAACAGTGTTCATGACTCAATGGTCATAGACATACACCCCTACGAGAGAGATCAGGTGATAGAGATCATCAACTCTATGAACATGGATCTAAACCAAATCATCTATGACTACTACAAAGTTAAGATGAATGTACCTCTATTATTAGAGGCAAAGATTGGCCCTAATTGGCTTGACACACATGACGTATGAGGTTATAACTAGCCTCTCTTAACCAATATCATATATAAAGGATTATAAATATGAGCACAGATATAGCACTTTCCGTAGATGGCATGTCACTTTCAGAGGCAATGGGTATCAGTACTGGTGGTGGTGGCGCATCGTCACAGTCAACCTTGGCACGAGTAAACCAAGTACACTCTGCCTTAACTGTAACTGATAGTGAAGGGGATGACATCATCAAGGTTCCAGTAGGAGCTTACAAGGTAACGTTACCTGATGGAGAAGTTGTGTTTAGTAAGACACTATCCACACGTATCTTCTCACAGCGCCACCAGTGGCAACGATGGGACTCAGATACTAAGACTATGCATAAGACATTACTAGCATCTAACCTTAATGCAGACCTAAAGGATACTACAGGTAAGTTTAACCTTGGCCGACCATCAGGGTACATCAAAGACTTTCAGTCACTACCTGAGGAGATGAAGACAATCATCCGTGGCGTTAAGCGTGTGCGTGTACTGCTTGGTGTACTCACCTTGGATAAGCCTACTGATGACATGGGCAATGCTATCTCAGGACTTGAGGCAGAGATACCATTCGTAATGGATGTGAAGAATACTGAGTCAATGAAAGCTATTGATGCATCTATCAATCAGATCGTCAACAAGAAGCTTACACCTGTTGAGCATACCCTTAAGTTAGGTAGTGCTAAGCGTGACCTACCTTCTGGTGGTAAGTATGCTATCATTGTGCCTGCACTAGGTGAGCAGGTAGCCTACGGTGTAGGAGACAGTCAGATACTTCAAGACTTCATTGATTGGATTGGTGGTACTAACAGGTGGATTGATGGTAAGCACAACGAGGCGGCAACTGGTAGCCTCTCAGCGGCTGATGCAAAGATCGTTGGCTCTATTGTTGAAGTACGAGAGTTCGACATATGATCCACCCTGCTGAACTATCAGTACACGCATACTTGAGGTCAGCTATTAACGGCACAGCAAGTATGAGTGATGAGATAATACAAGGAGTAGCCACTGATGTGGCTGCTGCTCTCAACAAGCAGTTCAATGGTGGCCCACGGGATGAGTTTCGTTTACGTATGTCTAACATTGGGCGGCCTAGATGCCAGCTGTGGTTCTCTAAGAACAACCCAGACACTGACGTTCAGAAGCCTACATCATTCATGCTGAACATGTTGATGGGTGATTGGACTGAGGCTATGTTCAAAGGGGTACTACGTGCAGCTGGCGTTGACTTTGGTGACAACGATAAGGTTACCCTAAAGGTAGGTGATGCGTCTATCAATGGCGAGTATGACATGGTGTTGGATGGTAAGGTAGACGATGTTAAATCTACTACACCCTCCGGTTACGACAACAAGTTTGCCAGCTATGATTCGTTAGCCTATGCAGATGACTTTGGCTATGTATCCCAGCTTATAGGCTACGCTGTAGCTGCTAACAAAGACGTTGGTGGGTGGTGGGTGATTAACAAAGTGAATGGGCAGTTCAAATATGTAACTGCTGAGACAGCTAACGTAGATGAGGTGATGGAGTCTATCAAAGCTACAGTTGATTACATCAATAACGATGAACCCTTTGAGCGTTGCTTTAAGCCTGAGCCAGAAACGTTTAGGAAGAAAGCAAGTGGCAACATGAAGCTGTGTAAGACATGCTCATGGTGTGACCATAAGAAGAAGTGTTGGCCTGAGTTGCAGGAGCTACCATCTAAGGTATACTCTGGGTCAAAGCTACCACCGTTAATAGAATATACTTACGTAGAAGGATAAGCTGACATGACTAAGGTTACACTAGACGATATTGAATATGACACAGAGAACTTCACAGAGGAGCAGACTGAGTTGCTTAAGGAGATTCAGATCAATGGCAGTGCCAAAGGAAATATAAACTATCAGCTGTATTGTGTAAAGGCACAGGGCGATAGGCTAGTAATAGAACTAAAGCATTCTCTAGCAAAAGCTAACGCCAATGGCGCGAACTAAACGGTATCACGCTAAAGGCAAGTACAGGAGTGGTCTTGAAAAAGATACTTCCCTTGTACTTGCTAAGTGTCAGAAGGCTGTTCGCTATGAGCAGCTGAAGATAGAGTGGGAAGACTTGCACTACCGCACTTACACCCCTGACTTCCAGTTAGACAATGGTATACTAATTGAGACTAAGGGATTATTTGATTCTGCAGATAGAAATAAACATTTGGAAGTACGTAAGCAACACCCAGAGCTAGACATCAGGCTTGTATTTAGCAACTCTAAGGCTAAGCTTTACAAGGGTGCTAAGTCTACATACTCAAATTGGTGTGACAAGCAAGGGTTCCTGTGGTCGCACAGGGTTATACCTGAGGGGTGGCTTAAAGAAACAGGGGATGTTATAGGTTTAGTTCGTATACCCCTTAAGTACGAGAGGATAAAACGATGACCTATGAGTTAGCAGATGATGAAATTGCTTTTATTATAAGGCCAACAAACCTTAGTAATAATATTTCTGAATGGGATGGCAGCATAGGTACAGGGGTAGCAGTAGGTGATAACTTCTCTCACCCCCAAGAGATTCTTAAAGACTTACTTTATGTAGCCACCTTATGCAGTGCCTTCTTAGATTTAATGGAGATTGATGAGGATATATTTGATAGGGTTGCCGACCATAGATACAAGCTAATGATGATAGAACTTAATAAGCGTAGCAAGGAAGATAGCTCTTTACAAGAGACTAAAGGTGAGGTAATAAACTTCAACGCTTATACAAAAACAAAGGGTGAAGCATGACTAATTTTGATCCAGTTGAACGCCCTGCCCACTACAATATGGGTGGCGTAGAATGTATTGATTACATCAAGCAAGTAGTAGGCTTGGATGGTTTCATTGCTTACTGTCACGGCAACATGATTAAGTATCAGCATCGTTACCGTTACAAGCAGAAGCCTGCAGAAGATATGCTCAAAGCTGCATGGTACTTAGGTAAAATGAATGAAGCTCTAGCGGAGAAGCACCGATGAAGGTAAGGTCTTTTAGCGTCACGTTCTTAATCAACATTGATGAGAATAATAATATACTAGGATCATATGAAGATGCACACACTGATGACGTTAGTGATCTTGTAGTGGATACATTCTATGATATAGACGATGTTACCGTACAGAATATCTTAGTAAAGGAAAGAGATAAATGATTACTAAAGAAGACATAGATTCTCTTAGGTACAAGACAGACATAGAAGAATACAATGATAGGTATAAAGAAGATGGTTCACTATTAAATGATCTAGCAGCATACAGCCAATGGGCAGAAGGTTTAGTACTAACTAAAGGAGACACTAGGTTATTAGAGAACATACTAGGCCTAGTGGGTGAGGCAGGTGAAGTAGCTGAGAAATTAAAAAAGAGTTTAAGGGATGGTAACAAGTTAGATATTGCTGGACTAAAGTTAGAGTTGGGTGATGTCTTGTATTACATAGCAGTAACTGCTAATCATATAGGAAGTGACTTACAAGAGATAGCTGAAATCAATATGGAAAAACTAAACAGCCGCAAAGAACGTGGTGTATTACAGGGATCAGGTGACAACCGATGAATAACTATCTACCAACAGACTACCAATCATTCATACACAAGTCACGCTATGCACGTTGGCTGGACAAAGAGGGAAGGCGTGAGACTTGGGGCGAGACAGTATCAAGATACATGGAGCATATCGTATTACCTAACGCAGGTAGTAGCTCATACATCAGAGAGATTGAGCAAGCTATCCTATCATTGGATGTCATGCCAAGCATGAGAGCCTTGATGACAGCTGGTCCAGCTATGGCACGAGACAATACAGCTGGGTACAACTGTTCCTACCTACCAGTAGATGACATGAAAGCTTTTGATGAGGCTATGTTTATCTTGCTGTGTGGTACAGGTGTAGGGTTCTCCGTAGAGCGACAGGCAGTTACTAAACTACCTGATATTCCTGAGTTGTCTGATAGTGACACAACTATCGTGGTCAAGGACAGCAAGGAAGGCTGGGCTAAATCTCTACGTGCAGTGATCTCACTACTGTATGCTGGTGAGATACCTAAGTGGGATGTGTCTCTTGTTCGCCCTGCAGGTGCCAAGCTTAAGACATTCGGCGGTAGAGCATCAGGCTCAGCACCTTTGGTTGACCTGTTTAACTTTGTCATCAAGACATTCAAGGACGCACAGAACCGCAAGCTCTCATCTCTTGAGTGTCACGACATCATGTGTAAGATTGGTGAGGTAGTAGTTGTTGGTGGTGTTCGCCGTAGTGCTATGATTTCATTGAGTAATCTCTCAGATGATCGTATGCGTCACGCTAAGTCAGGTGCATGGTGGGAGAATAACAAGCAACGTGCCTTAGCTAACAACTCTGTATCGTATACTGAGAAGCCTGATAGCTTATCATTCATGCGTGAGTGGATGGCATTGGTTGAGTCAGGCTCAGGTGAGCGTGGTATCTTCAACCGTCAGGCATCTAAGGTACAGGCTGCTAAGAATGGACGCCGTGATGCAACGTATGAGTTCGGAACTAATCCATGTTCGGAGATAATTTTGCGGCCGATGCAGTTTTGTAATCTAACAGAGGTAGTTGTACGTGCAACAGATAACATCGGTGACCTAGAGAAGAAGGTTCGTATGGCTACCATACTTGGTACTATTCAATCCTCGTTCACTAAGTTCCCTTACCTACGTAAGATATGGCAGAAGAACACAGAGGAGGAACGCTTACTAGGTGTATCTATGACAGGCATCATGGATAATACCCTGATGACTACAAAGAATACTGGCTTGGAGAAAACACTTGAGCACCTTAAGTCTATTGCTGTTATTACTAACGCTGAGTGGGCTGAACGCCTTGGTATCCCTGTCGCTACTGCTATCAGCTGTGTTAAACCTTCAGGCACGGTTTCACAACTGGTTAATTCAAGCAGCGGGATACATGCTCGTCACTCACCCTATTATATTCGCACTGTTCGTGGTGATAACAAAGACCCACTGACACAGTTTATGAAGGACCAGAAGATACCTAACCAGCCAGATGTAATGAAGCCTGACCAGACTACTGTGTTCAGCTTTCCTATGAAAGCTCCAGATGGTGCAATAGTTACTGCTGATATGTCTGCCATTGAACAGCTAGAGATGTGGTTAGCCTATCAACGATCATGGTGTGAGCATAAACCTTCGGTAACTATAAATGTTAAAAATGACGAATGGTTTGAAGTAGGAGCCTTTGTTTACAAGCACTTTGATGAGATGTCTGGTGTATCCTTCTTACCCTTTAATGAACACACATACCAACAGGCACCCTACCAAGAGGTAGAAGAGTTCGGTGAACCCACTGAGGTTTGGGGTAGGGACAACGACAGAAATGAAATATTGGTGGGGTATAAGCACACATACGACAGCTTACTAAAACTTATGCCATCTAGTATTGATTGGTCACTCCTCTCAGATTATGAAAAGGAAGACAACACTGCAGGTAGTCAGACACTAGCATGTTCTGGTGACAGCTGTGAGATTGTAGACCTAGTATAGGATGTACACCTAAGCATGTGTTAAAACTGCTACTCAACCACCCCTAGCTCAACTGGATAGAGCAAGTCACTTCTAATGACTAGGTTGCAGGTTCGAGTCCTGCGGGGTGGACCACATGTTAAGGAGTACTAAGATGGCCTACATTAAAAGAAATGCTCAGTCCTACCTCGAAGGCACAGCTTCTGAACAAGAGTTCGCTGCACTGAGGGGTGAAAACTATGTTCGTAAAGCCACCAAGGATGAGGATATAAGCCAGCACTGGGATCTCCTAGATAAAGAGTTTGGACGTATAGATGTTAAGGCAGCTAAACGTTTTTCTCGTTCAAGTGAAGTAACCTATACTATATGGTGGGAGTTAAAGACTGTTAAACGTCCTCCCAATTGGCAACCTACTAAGGGTTGGGGTGTACCTAACGGTGTTGATAGGTTCATTGCAGTAAGAGGTGAAGAAGCTTTCTACCTAGTAAACCCAGACGACATCTACCTAGACCTACAAAAGAGATGTACTGAGTACTACAAGGGTGACTTTGGACTCTATGGTCGAGCAGACCGTGGGGATCTTATGACTATACTACCACTAAGCTACGTAAAGGAAAACTCAAAGCATGTTGTCACTGTCTAATGAAGAGCCTCCGAAGAAGCAGACACGCTCTAGGCGTAAGACTACGTACAAGGGTGCATCAGTCAAGCCTACGTCAGGTATAGTACCTCGTACAGACAAGCAGAGGGAACTAATAGAAGCTATAGGCGGTAGCAAACAGGTTCTAATCTTAGGTCCAGCTGGTACAGGTAAGACTTACGTGACAGCTACTTGTGCTGCTGATCTCTACACCCTCAAAGAGATAGATAAGATTGTCATCACTAGGCCACATGTAGCAGTGGGCAAGGACATTGGCTTTCTTCCTGGAACCCTTGAAGAGAAAGCTCAGCCTTGGGCCTTACCTGTTTTTGATGTACTAACGAAGCACCTAGGTAAGGGTGCAGTCGAAACAGGTTTAAAGGCAGGCAATATAGAAGTTGCTACCCTAGCTCTCATGCGTGGACGTAGCTTTGACAATGCCTTTATAATAGTAGACGAAGCCCAGAACATTGAGGTATCAGAAATCAAGATGCTGTTGACACGAGTGGGCGAAGGCAGTACAATCGTCCTCAACGGAGACATCCAGCAGTCAGACCTGAAGGGACAGAGTGGCCTAGCTAAGGTCATACACCTTTCAAAGAAGTACTACCTTGATGTACCCATCGTTGAGTTTGGTGTTGACGACATTGTGCGGAGTGGCATCTGTGCTGAGTGGGTCAAAGTATTTATGAAAGAAGGTCTGTAATGAAGCAAGAGTTCTGTAATGTCTGTGAGAGTTACTTACATGATGACAACACCTGCCCTGAGTGCGACACTGATCTTATTCCTAACTTTGATCCAGTCCAAAAACCTTACCACTACAACCACACAGATGGTATTGAATGTATTGAGTACATCAGACAGGTCTTAGGTATTGATGGGTTTGTAGCCTACTGTCGTGGTAACGTAATGAAGTACAACCACCGTGCCTTCTACAAGGGTAACCCCACAGAGGATATGAATAAGGCTGCATGGTATCTGAACCAAGCTAACTTAGCTCTCAAAGAAAAGCATAGGTAAACATGTCTGATCTATCAAAAAAGAAAACCCTTGAGCAAGAAGCCCAAGAGTTCGTTAACGTTAATAAAAATACTACGCTGTCCTTAGTACCGTTAGAGGAATACTATGCTGGATGTGCACTGTCTGGTCTGCTAGCATCTGGCAAGTACGTACGGTCAGACGATGTAGTAGATGAAGCTTATAGATATAGCAGCCGAATGCTTAACAATAAAAAGAAATAAACTTAGACTAAACCCCCAGCTAAACACTGGGGGTTTTTATTTATCTATTAACAATAGAGAACTTAGGTTGTTCTTCAGCTGCCTTTATCTGTTTAGCTGTATTCATAATAAACATACGCCTGTTTAACTCTTCTAGTATATCATCAGAGTCTGCTAGAAATTCTTCAGAAGTCTTGAAGTCAAAGTTTTCTAGTTGCTGAACAGCACGATTAAAGTATTCAGCACCCACTTCTTTACGCTGTAACTCGTAGTTGTTACGTATAAAGCCTCTGGCTTGTATAGGTCTTTCTGTCATTATATTGTTGAATGACTCAGTTATAATTTCCCTTTGAGAACTGATGAAGTTATTCATAAAATCTTCTAGTGCTTTTTTCTTTATTTCACTAGATCTTTCACTTAGGTTTGCGTCAGAAGATATTTCGTCGTAGGTATTATTGTTACCAGCCTTAATTTCTGCACTCTGTCTCCACTCCTTAAATGCTTTTGGCATACTGTTGGCTAGTTTAAACCTAAGAACGTAGTCAATCGCTGCGTTAGGTGCTGACCTGTTACTATAAACTTCATACTCTTCTATGTACAACTTATTCATTTCACGTTGTAGCTCTGTCATAGGGGCATTTTGTTGTAAGCCAGATATTTGTTTAAGCAATGGGTTCATCTTACCGATAGGTGCAGGGTTAAAGGGTGAGTAGTAGTCAATGTCATTATTTGGGTTTTTGCTAAAAGATTGTGTGTACTGCCGTGTATCAGAATCCTTAAACATTCTTGTAGCTTGACCAAACAGTGTTTGATAACTCCCTCTT